TAAAATCCAAACCCTAACGGAGGTCATTAACACCCTGGTAGCTGAACAAGTTCAATCGAAGTTCAAAGAAGCTGGTTATAATCCAGGGAACGGAAACGCGGGTAGTAATGCTAGCGGTTCAACATCACTCATTGAAACGATCCGCAAGAATCAAATCAAAAAATGACGAAAGAGGGTACAACACTCATGGAAAAATCGAAATTCGCACTTAAATTACCAATCCAGTATTTCGCAAATCCGACATTCACACCGGATAACGTGTTGATGTCTGACGCAATGACAGGGAACGTGCCGAAACAATACGCGGTCGAAACAATTGGTGAAGTCGTGGCACAATCCGCGGTCATGCAACAAGCAGAATTCGAGGAAATGAATAAACTCGAAAAAGAAATCACATACCTTGCAGAAGGTCCAGGCGCTTACTGGGTGGATGAAGGTGAACGCATCCAGACTTCAAAAGCAACATGGTTGAAAGCGACGATCCGCGCTAAGAAAGTGGCGGTCATCCTTCCTGTCACAAAAGAATTCTTGAAATTCAACGTGCCGACATTCTTCGAAATGATGCGTCCTAAGATTGCAGAAGCGTTCTATACGAAATTTGACCAAGCAGCATTGTTCGGTACGAATTCACCGTATGCAACAGGACAGAACATCCTTGCAGCGGCAACAGCGGCAGGGAATAAAGTCGCGCTTGACGATTCAAAACCGCTCTACGGTCAATTGAACAGCTTGCTCGGACTCGTTGAAGACAACGAAATCGATCCAGATGGTATCGTGACAGTCCGTTCGCTTAAATCAAAATTACGCGGGGAACTGGATGGGGCAGGACGCCCAATGTTCACGAAGGGTGACGGTACAGCACCGGATGACATTCTCGGATTGCCAATCTCTTACGCAAGCGGGAAATCATTTGATAAAACGAAAGCATCGATCATTACTGGTGATTGGAACATGGCTCGTTTCGGTATTCCGCAAGACATGGAATATGACATCTCAACACAGGCTACAATCTCGACAATCACAGACGAAAACGGCGAAGTCATCAACCTATGGGAACGTGATATGGTTGCGCTTCGTGTGACAATGTACGTCGGATTCATGGTCTTGAAAGATGAAGCGTTCGCGGTCGCTACACCAGATGTAACGCCTTAATCGATAGATAGGAGGGTCATACAATGGCTGAAAAAGATGAACTAATCGTCATCGAGCGTGACGGTCAAGAACTTGAAATTGATGAACGTCGATTCCGCCTGTTTTACAAGCCGCTTGGCTGGGTGCGAAAAGAAGTCAAGGAATTGACGAAACCGGAAGTCATCGAAGAACTGAAAAAGCGTGAAGCGGATTTCGATCCGAAAGCAAAGGTCGGGGAATTACGCGCCTTGCTCGATGATCTGATTGCCGCGGAACAAAAGGGTGAGTAATCATGAACCTAGACGAGTTAAAAGCACTGTTAGGGATTCCGCTTGATGATTTGACGCAAGATGTCAGATTGGCGCTTTTCCTTGAATCCGGCTTACTTGCAGCACAAGAACATTGCGACAAGCTGGATTTCATGCAGTTGATTGATCCTGTCACTGGAAAACTCGTCTTGCCGGGTCCCGTAAGGCTAGGGATTTCAGAATGGGTCAAAGCAGCGCAAGAAATGGGCGAACGTGGCGACGTGGTTTCCGAATCAATGGCGGGCATGTCTCAAACGTTCTCTAATGACACAACACGGGCGTTCCGTGGCGCGTATGGTCATTGGGCGCCCTATCATTCGGCAATCCGCTTCTTTTCGGTGTGAACCATGAGGGCACGGATTCGTGTGAAAGATCATAATCGATTGCCGCAAGCGATATCCAGTGCCGAAAAGTTCGATGGCAGACGGATTCGAGTGGGGTATTTCGGTGAGGGATTCACACAGATGTTAGCGGACATTCACGAATTCGGATGCACAATCCCCGTCACGGATAAAATGCGAGGATTCTTCCGATTCAAGTTCGGTATTAGCTTGAAGAAATCGACTACACAGATCAAGATTCCAGAACGTTCGTTCATTCGAGCGGGTTGGGATCAGCATGGACCGGAGATTGTTCGTAAGTATAACGAACTAATCGGTGCCGCGATCGTAAACGGGGTGTCACCAGAGGCGCTATTGTCCGCATTGGCGCTTGAAGCACAAGGCAAGTTGCAGGAATTCGCCCGCGACTTACGCGATCCTGCAAACGTCGGTTTAACGGTCGAGGTGAAGGGTTCTAGTAATCCGCTAGTCGATACCGGCAACATGATTAATTCGATGGACCACAAGATTGAATAGGGGGTGGCGTTGTGTCAATCATCTATCGATTCAAAAGATTAATAGATAAATACAGCGTCCCTTTCTCTATCGAGATTGTGGGTGCTAGTTATTATGACGACATCGGGGAGAAACAAACCGCCGAAACGGTCTGGAAGGACGCCAGAGGGGCATTAGTGCCTTTAGGTGATAGACAGATTACTCAAAGCAGCGGAATGCTCACAGAAGCCGATAGAACGTTATATTTCACCGGTGCGAAATTAGAGAATGGAACACGCATCCGACATGAAGATAAAATCTATCATGTTTTACGCGTCAATCCACATGAGACGTATGGGGATTTCAATTCCTATACCGTTAAATATGTGAGCTCATTCGATAAGGTGGTGGAATGATGGATTACGAGAATATCAAACGGATCATCATTTCGCACATTCGAGACAACACAGGGCATCTGGTCATCTTGCAAGCGTCGAACGACAGTCAACCCGCTTATCCGTTTTGTGCCTACACCCTGACTTCACCGTATCTACCGAAAGCAACCGCGGAAATCGACGGACAGTTGATCGAGGACATCGAACTGGTCTTCTCGTTCACTTGGCATTCGGAAAGTGCGACAGAAGTTCAAACACTCTCGCATAAGACGGCTATGTTGTTTAAATTGTCGCAACATCGACAGGCGTTAAGTGACCAGGGCATTGTGTTCGTCAAGATCGAAGGGATTCAAAGCCGTGACACGTTCCTAAGTGTGGATAACGAACGGCGGTACGGATTAGATATCCGGTTCCGCGTCCGCTATGTAGAAGGTTCAGACGGTGAAAACATCGAGTCGGTAGAAATACCGCAATAGGGAGGAAAATAAATCATGGCACTAAAAGACGTGAATGTAGTTATTAATCTAGCATCACCAGCGCCGATGATCGGTCTCGGTCGTCCATTGTTGCTCGTTGAAAAAGTCGGTACACCTTCATTCAAGGAATACTATTCGCTTGATGCGCTTGCGGTAGACTTTGCGGAAGGAACAGAAGCATATGCGAAAGCGGAAACGATCTTTAAGCAAGCTAACCACTCGGAAGCAATCTCGGTTGCGACGTATGAGACAGGCGCACCAGATTCAGCGTTGCTTCAATACGTTGATCGTGAATGGCATTTCGCTATTCTTGTTGGCGGGGCGTCAGCAGAACAAGTCAAAGTCGCTCAATTCATCGACGGACTGGACTTCAAGTTCTTCGCGGCTCTCGTTGACGATGATGCAGGGCGTGAAGCGTTAAAGACTTACAAACGCACTCTGGTATTCGATCACCCGATTGCAAATGAACATTTGGATGCAGCCGCGGTCGGTTCCCTCGGTTCCTTTCCAGTCGGTTCAATCACATGGAAGTTTAAAGGCGGTTTTGCTGGAATCACAGCGCGTCATCTTTCATCAGGTGAGTTGGCGGAAATCGAAACGGACAATGCCATGGCTTATGTAGTCAAAGCAGGAAAAGGGCAACTGTCTAACGGTATCACGGGTTCTGGTGAATACATCGATGCCCTTCACGGGAAAGATTTCGTGAAAGTGACGATGGAAAATGAGATTCAAACGGCATTACAGAATGCACCGAAAGTTCCTTATGATAACCGTGGTATTGGATTAATCGAGGCAGCCGCTACAACCGCGCTTCAACGGGCGTACACACAAGGAATCATTGCAGAAACGGGAGAAAAGTTACCGGACTACACAATCACGGCACTTTCTCGCGGTGAATCCGATCCGACAGACCGCGCAAACCGCGTGTATAAAGGTCTTTCATTCCGATTCGCTAACGCTGGCGCAATCCATGAAGTTGAAGTATACGGACAAATTGAATTGTAATTAAAAGAGGGGGTAAAGAATCATGCCGGAAGTTCGCACATTTGATGCACGAGAAACATCAGTCAATATCAATAACCGATTCGTTACAGGATTTGCAGAAGGGTCATTCGTCGAGTGGGAAAAGGACGAGGACAACTTCAACTCAAAAACAGATGCGCTCGGAGATACAGCGGTGGCGATTACGAACAACAACACGGGTACAATCACCCTCACGTTGTCGCAGACATCGCCTAACTTGGCGCAATTGAAACGACTTGCGAACGCTCGTACCGTTTTTCCAATCTGGATTACGACACCAGACGAAAAAATCGGTGGGACACAAGCAATGTTCGTCAAGTCGCCGTCTGGTGGACTAAGTGACGAGATCGAGGACCGTGAATTTGAAATCCGTGTGTTTGATTACAAAGATC